GTTGTACTGGATAAAAGCTTGCATTGCATTCGAAGCAGTATCGTTAAATCCTATATATCCACTGTCAGAAGAACCAGAATAAATGGTCATCCCATTTCCGCCTGTGCCTGTTCCAACAACAAGATTACTAGCTAGACTGTAAAAACTGCTAGGCGAACTCGTACCAATACCAACTTTATTATTAAAGATAGCAGTACCGGCGTCAGACATATCAAGGGTGAGGGCTGTGATTTCATTACCACCATCATTTCCCATAAAGATTAAGTCTTTATCTTCTGCTATAGATTTAATATGAAAATTACTTGAACTTCTAAATATTGACCCATAATGTATACCACTATCTTTAAGTTGTACGCCATTCGCTGACCCTTGATTATCCGCATCAAGGACAATAACTCCTGCTACGTCTAGCGCAAGATTGCCACCGTGTGAAATATTGCCCGTCATAGTACCGCCAGCTTTTGGTAGAGCGGCGCTAGCTGTAGTTGTGTTAGCTGTTATAGCTGAAGATTGTCCTGAAGTAATACCTGTCTTGGCGGTATTAGCTGTTATAGCTGAAGATTGTCCTGAAGTAATACCTGTCTTGGCGGTATTAGCTGTTACTGCGTTTTTAATGGCATCCGAGGAATCGTTTAAGAACTCTGCGTCTGCCTCTGTCTTCGTATATGCGTCAACAATTTTTGATGGGTTACGAACACCGATATAACCGCCCATTATGTCTGCTCCAGTACGCTTACTAGAACGTCACAAGAAGAGCCTGCACTCGAAGTTATAACTACTGTGTCTGCCGCTTCTGCGATTATCTTACCATCTAGTACAGATAATGCCGCATTGGCCGGAAGTAGTACGCCTTTAATTAAGTAGACACCAGCTATCTGAACATCAACGTTGATAGAGGATGCAGTTGTGTTTGCTAGGTTAAGTCCGATAACTACAGCAGTAGTTGCGCTCGGAACTGTGTAAGTTGTTGTAGCACTAGCTCCAACGGATGCGCTTGTATAATTTTTGAATACGTTTGCCATTTTATTATCCTAATGCTATTGCAAGTGCTAATGCACTGGCTTCAATTTCTGCTACAGTCTTGCCTTCAAGAGTATTTGCATCTGTAGATAATTCAACAACCGTACCGTCAGATTGCTTTGTGTAAATCATTTTGTCTGTTAAGTTTAAGGCTAACTCGCCTACCTCTAAGTCACCAGCTACCGGAATACGGTCTGCTACTGAGGATTTTTTATGAATAATTTTAGTTGCCATTGGGCTGTTCTCCGTGTGTGAGGAAGGGGATGACTATAGAGCCACCCCCCGAGTCAGTTGTACGGGCTTAGTATGTACCACCGTCCAAGATTAAGTTTTGTAGTGTTTCGTTATTTAAGTCCCAAGCATCATCTGTTTCATTCCAGATAAGAGACTTGTTAGCAAGTGTGCCACGTTCAATCTCTATACCAGCGTTAGCAGAAGGTGTGCCTGCCTCGTCTGAGTTTAACAAGATGATAGCATCACCAATATTAACTTCATTTGAGTTTACTGTTGTTGTTGTACCGTTAACTGTTAAGTCACCAGCGATTACAACTGTACCTGTGTTGTCACCAAGACCAGCAGGGTCGATAGTGATTGTTGAACCACCTTCGATTAGGCTTGTAGTTACTTTGTTAAACGTTACGTTAGATGTTGTTCCAACTGCCTGTCCGATAGATACTGCACCAGAAGAAACTGCTACGCCTGTACCCGCTGTAATGTGAGCCTGTACTTCAGAAGCACTTGGGCCTGTGTAAGTAATAACACCAGAAGAGATAGACAAAGAGCCGTCACCACCAGCATCAGTTACTGAGATAGCCGCCCGCGCACGAGCATTAGTATAGTATAGGTTAGTTGAACCTTCACTTAAGTCGTCTGTATCAGAAGAAGACTCGTCAAGTAATGTCTTCCAAGAACCAGCATGAGCAAAGTAACCCTTACCTTCTGCGTGTGCATGAGCAAACATTCCGTGGTATGAGCTAGCTGTCGGCAAAGCCGCCGCATTAGCATAGACGTTAGAGTACAGAATCTTGTTTGTACCCATGTTAAGGTCTTGTGCTTGAACAGTAGCTACAGTAGTGGACGCTGGCTGAATGTTAGCTTCAGCTAAAGTGTTATTTACAAATCCAGAACCGTTCCATTTAAGCAGTTCACCGGAAGCAATAGAAGTAATAGTTACATCTTCTAGAGCAGATAGGTTCTGATAACCAGCAGACACAAAGGCAGTACCATTGTGGGTTTTAAGTGAGTTGTTTACAGTATCGTACCACAAGTCACCCTCAACAGGGTTAGAAGGAGCGGAATTATCAACATAGGCACCAGTGATTTCTTTGATGTTGTTTCCAGAGTCTTTAATATATATTTTGCGGTCTACAAGATTAATCGCAAGTTCGCCTTGGTCTAGGTCAGCCGTTAAGGGAGATGCTCCTGCTGTAACCGATTTCTTTAGTAGAATTTTTGTAGCCATTAGAATGTGCCTCCAATTATTATTGTCCCAGCATTTTCAATGCGAGTTGTTGCGATGTATTTAGAAGATGAGCTATCGTACACTAGTACGGCTCCTTCTGCTTTTGCTGTGTTATTGATGTCAAGAACTTTAGAAGTGGTTAACTGGTGATTTTTAAACTTTAGTGCAGTACCATCATAGATTAATACGTCACCTTCAGCCTTGCTGACAAGTTGAAAGTCATTCAAATCATTAAGGTCAATATTAGCCTCTAGATTTCCTGCGTTAACGGTACTAGTGGTTCCATCAGCTTTAGTAATAGTAATAATGAGGTCTGCATCACTGTTGATGGTTGCCCCAGTAACACTATCACCTTTAGAGCCTTGGCCACCGGTGCGACTTAAACTAAGTGTGTGTTCTTTTTTATCGATTGTTAGACTAAAGTTGTTATTGTCTACGGTAGTCGTATAGCTAGACATTTAAACCTCCTCGGAAGGTGAGTAAAGAATCTCTACTAAACCCCTCATAGGCTTCCAGATTTGTTTTGCATTACCTACGCCGTTGTCTGCTACTTCTACACCAATCCAACCATAGGCTGGCTTTTCAGGTGAAGGTTGAGTAGCGTAAAGAGCTATTAGGTTTTCTGGTATAACAATATTAAATGTGTTGTCTGTTACAGTTGCATCGATTATTGGAAGTGTTGTTACTTGGCCACCCGCCTTCTTTGCGGTAGGTAGGCTTGTTGAATCTGTGTGTATAATTGAAGAGCTATCTGCTTCTACAATCTTAGCTGTTATTGTGTAGCCGACGAGGCTAGTGAGCCACCCAAGGGTTACTCCCATGTGTATCTGCTCGCCTTCTACTATAGAAATCAAAACAGAACCATTATCTTTGATTAAATCTTTTGACTTGCTGTTTATTCTAGTACGTGCCATATTGTCTCCTTTACCGAACCTCAGTTGGGAAATTAAGGGTTATAGTTAGTACGACTCCCCACAAGGGAAGCCGCAATTTTTATCACTTCTTGTTACGGTTCCAGAGCTTCTCCATAGCCGCTTTCTTTTTAGCTGACCAATTACGAGCGGACGCTCCTAGTTTTCCTGCTGTCTTCTTTAGTTTTCTAGCTCCTGCTGTCTTCTTCAATAAAGAAGTCTTAGAGCCTGTAGCTTGGTTAAACAATCTATTTGCTTTAATAGCAATGGATGACTTCTTCTTTTGTGAACCGCCTACTTTACGAGTAACATTCTTCTTGGCTGTCTTAATAGCGGCCTTAGCAGTTGCACCTTTACGTGCCGATGATGTAGTAGAACCTGTAGCTTTGTTGTATAGCTTGTTAGCCTTTGATGTAACCTTCTTCTTAGCTGAAGAAACACCTGCCTTGGCAATTGCACGCTTCTTAAGCGCTGATGTAGTAGAACCTGTAGCTTGGTTAACTAGTCTGTTTGCTTTAATCCTAGCCGCTGAAGCTTTGTTCTGTGAACCGCCTACTTTACGAGTAACATTACTCTTAGCTGTTTTAGCCGCTGATTTAACTGAGTTACCTGCTGATTTAGCTGTGTCAGTTACTTTCTTGACCATTATATCAGTCTTTGTTGGGTTAGCTTTTCTTATTCTCTTAGATATAGCTTTGTTCTTTATCCTTGCGGCTCTCTTAGCCTCTTTTATGAGTGCGTCGTATCTTGATGCCATTGTTTTGTTCCTTTTTCTAGAAGCCAAAGCCTCTTGTTGTTACCTTAGTACCGCCTCGCACGGGGAATAAATACTCTACAGCATATCGTAAGCCATCAGTCCAGTGTTCAACACCTTCCTTCTTACATATTGTCGCTGTATCAGGGTTGCTCTCTACCCATGCGGTTCGTTCTATAGACTTGATTGTGTTATTGCATCGTGGGTGTATATACATGTCAATATCCCCATTAGCGTTCTTGAACTTCTTGTTTATAGCCGCTACACTATCTATAATAGGCGGGGCTTTGTTATGCGCTCTTGTTTGAATACCTTCAGCATTAAGAATAGTGAAGTCTGTATTACCAACAGCCGCAGAGGACTTCCTTGCACGACCACTAGGGTCAGGGTAGGATATTATCTTGTGTCCTCTATACTTTTGTGCTAGAGTCCTTGCTAGTGTCTCCGTATCAGGATGCCCTTGCATTTCATCTAGTATATGTATTTGATTTCCTCTTAAAGCAAAGATACATGACGCCATAATACCAACGTTAAAGTCGATAGCTACGTGTACATCTTCTCCAGCATCAAAGGGGGGTAGGTCTTTATCTATATGCTCACTCCTATTGAATGTATAGAATACTGTGTTACCAGAGTCCTCGAAAGATGCTGAATACTCTCTAGCAAACTTTAGTGGGTCTAGTGTTAACTTAACTCGTTCAATCTCATCATCATCTAGATAAGGAGAGTCTTGATATGTGTAGTGGTATGACTTCCATTGGTCATCAGCATCTTGTCTATTAAACATCTCATAGAAATAATTATATCCCATAGGAGTACTAATAATAAGAGCCTTACCGGGGTTAGCGCCATGCTTATCTGCGTTCTTCTTAGACCAACGTGTTGATATACATGGTTGTATGACTGATTCCCATGATTCTTTCAGGGATGTACCAGCACCTTTCCATGAGCATACCTCATCAGCTACTACAAAGTATTGACCACTACCACGCATACGTTCTGATGCTTCATAGGACCATATCTTCAATATAACATTATTAGGGAACCAGAATGTACCAGCTACTCTACTAGACTTATCAGCATAGTGGTCAGCACCTAGTATATAGGCGATTAACGGGTAGTAGATATCTATAGCCTGTGCATAAGTAGGAGCAATAATAGCAACATTCTTATTAGGCACATCAGCGGGTAAATCCATTAGTTCTTGTACGGCTACCATAGCGGCTGTTGCGGCTAGGAAGGACTTACCAAAACCACGAGAGGCATTAACCACTGCGTATCTTGTACTGCCATCCCCCATAAACAAATCAGAGATAACATCTGATTGTCCTTCGTGTAATACGACTTCATCCATTCTAATTCTCTCTGAGATACGCCACAGACGCTCTCTCTAATACTTGGGTTTGATTGTGTATACTCTAGTATACTTAAATTTATTTTGATTGGGTCTGCTTGAGTCTAGTTCATAAACCATATAGAATATACACCATAACAACAAGACAGAGCGTAGATTAACGCACATAACTTTATATTCATTTCCTTTTAGCCTTTATATTAGCTATAATTTCTTTGTGATGAATCTCATCAGCTAGTAACCTCGCAGTCTTTGCAGTCTGCTTCCTGAACCTCCATGTCATAAACACTTTGTATACCCAAGGGGCAACATCCTTTAAGA